GTCTGATGCTGATTTCCCGCGGACCTGTTTATAACAACCCGAGTAAGGCTGGGCTTCGGACCGACAAGGTGACCGCAGTAGAGCTGTGGAAACGGATTGAGTCCGGGAATGACGCCGAGGCTGAAGCTGCTTACGACGGTTTGATGACCCGTTGGCATCCGAACTGCGATTGCAAGGCAGTTCCGGTGTTTGACAGGAGAAACTGGGCGGGTCGGGACGCCTACCTTGAGGCCGAGCGCTTGTGGATGGAAGCGACTCGGGGTTATCGGGGTCGCGAGGCGTTCAATGCGTTCCGGCGGTTCGTTGAGAAGCGCGCTAAGGAGCTGCTGGAAGGCGAGGTTATCCCGCTGCGCCGTGCAGCCTAACGTGTTCGAATTGACCACACCCTAGATGGGTGTGTTTTAAAGCCCTGGAGGCGTTTAGGTATGTCCGAGAACGAGACTCAGGTCGAGCAGACTAGTGAGCACCAGAACGATGAGCTTCCGACCTGGGCACGAGAGTCTTTGACTAAGGCGAACAAGGAAGCCGCGGCTAAGAGGGTTGAGAACAAAGAGCTTAAGGCCCAGTTGGCTGAGGTTTCGGAGCAGATCGCTAAGTACGAGTCGCAGGTTAAGGCTCTCGCGGACGAGAAAGCTGAACTGGCTGCGAAAGTCGAGGCTGGTTCTTTGGAGCTGTTGAAGCTCCGGGTAACTCTGGCGGCAGGGGTTCCTGGTGAACACGCCGCAGAGTTCGCTGGCCGTCTGAAGGGTTCTACCGAGGAAGAGCTTGCAGCGGACGCCGAGAAGATTGCGGAGCTGTTTAAGGTTTCCTCGAAGACTCCTGCTGTCGATCCTTCTCAGGGTTACGGTGACGGCAATTCTGCAAATCAAACCCCTGCTGACCTATTTGCTCAGTCTTTGCGAGCGATGGTCGGCCGTAAGTAAGAGTTGAGGACATAGGAAACATGCCTGCTGCTGACAACCGCGACGACCAGGGTTACCTGCATCGTCTGCACGCCGACCGCCTTCCGCGGGAGGTCGTGGGTGACATTTTCGCCAAGGCTAAGGACGAGTCGCTGCTGCTGAGCCTGGGTCGCGAGATCCCGGTTAGCGTGAACGAGAACGTTGTGTGGGCTGACGACACTTACCCGGAGGCGGGTCAGGTCGGNGGAACCACGCTGGCTTCGCGTGAGGGTGCGGAGAAGCCGCTTCAGGGTATTGAGTTCGCTACCCCGAAGGTGTTCTCGCCGATCAAGCTGGCTGTGATCGTCACTGTGTCGGAGGAGTTCGCCCGGGCCAACCCGGACCGGCTGTACTCGAACCTGGCTCCGAAGCTGGCTGGTGCGATTGGTCGTGCCGCTGACCTGGCGGCGTTCCACAACAAGGACGCCATTCTGGGTACTGATCTGGTTGGCACCACCAACAACAGCTTCGTGAACGCGACCACGAACCGTGTGGATCTGGACCTGTCGCAGGGTGCTAACCCGGATGCGGTGGCCCAGCTTCTGGCGGGTGTCTCGATGGTCGAGGACGACGAGGACGGCAACTACGAGGTGTCCGCGTTCGCGGCCCGTCCGAGCGTTCGGACCAAGCTGGCGACCCTGCGTGACGCGAACGGCCACCCGGTCTTCCAGGGTGCGTACCCCGGCTCGGGCGCTGAGATCAACCTGCGTGCTGGCATGAACAGCCTGTTCGGTCTGCCGGTTGCTTACAGCCGCACTGTCCGCGGCAAGGTGGGTGCCGTCGAGGACCAGGGTGTTCTGATGTTCGCGGGTGACTTCTCGCAGCTCGCCTGGGGCTTCGCCGACGACATCCGGATCAAGGTTAGCGACCAGGCTACGGTCGGTGGTGTGTCGATGTGGCAGACCAACCAGATCGCTGTGCTGGCGGAGGCGACCTTCGGCTGGATCGTGAACGACCCGAACGCGTTCGTTGCGTACGACGTTCCCGCTGGTTCCTGATCGTTAATTAGATAGTGCAGGCGGGGGCGGTTAACTTCCGCCCCCGNCTTGTACTTGAAAGGTCTCTCGAATGGATCTCGTAAANCTGGTCACTCCGACCGGGGCTGTTGTGAAGGTTTCGGGGGATCGGGTCGAGAAGTTTCTTAGGCTCGGCTACGAGTTGGCCGNTAAGCCTAAGCGTCGTGGGCGGCCTCGTAAGAGGGCCGCGGATAGGGACGAATGATGGCTTACGCGACTCCTGAAGACGTCGAGGCGAGGCTCGGTAAAGAGCTTACCGATGACGAGCGGGAACAGATTGGTGTTCTGCTTGATGACGCGGAGCTGATTATTCGTTCCCGTGTCCCGGACTTGGATCAGAAGATCGAGGACGGGGTGATTAGCGAAGACCTTCTGGTGTTGGTCGAGTGCTCGATGGTTATGCGGGTGATTCGTAACCCGGATGGCTTCACGCAAGAGTCTGATGGCAACTACAGCTACACGATTAGCCGCGATGTGGCGTCGGGTTTGCTTGAGGTTCTGCCTAACGAGTGGTCGCTTCTGGGTGTCCGCGGCGGGTTCACGCTGATTGCCCCGACCACTCCGGTTCCGTGGATGCGCCACTGCGACGATCCGAGGATTACGAGCCCGCACCAGGCGTGGTGGCAGTACTCGCCGTGGTATTGGAGACGTTATTGCTAAGGGGGAACAGTGACCGGCGGCGAGGATGTCGAGTTCCAGGACGTTGTAATTAACGGAGTCCGGTATTTTCCGGAGTCGTCGGTTTCGTCGCCGTGGTTCTCTAAGCCGGGTGAGATCCCCCGGATCGGGATTGCGATCACGACGTTCAACCGCCCGGAGATGCTTAAGCGGACCATACGGGAGATGGAAGACAAGCTCCCCGAGGGGGCCGTCAAGGTCGTGGTCGACGACGGGTCCCCTAAGCCGGTGACGGTTCCCGAGGGATGGGTTCTGCACCGGTTCGACGTGAACCGTGGGACTCCGGCCGCGAAGAACAAGTGCATCGAGCTTCTCTACAATGAAGGTGTCGAGCACTTCTTCCTGTTCGACGATGACTGCTATCCCACTGGCGAGGACTGGTGGGTTCCCTATGTGGTGTCTCCGGCGAAGCATCTTCAGTTCCAGTTTGAGACTGCGCCGGATCACTGGCCGATCCGGGAGATCCGCCGGGATAACCAGCATCGCGTGTTCGACCTGTCCCGCGGTCCGATGCTGTATTTCACTCGCGAGGTTGTGGACGAGATCGGGGGTTTTCACAACGCGTGGGGTAAGCGGGGCGGGTTCCACGAATGTTTTTCGCGCCGGGCTAACCGGGTGGGGCTGACTGAGAACCCGTTCATGGATGTGATTAACCCGCAGCTTCGCTGCCGGGATCAGGACGAGTCGGGGATCACGTCGGCCGATCATCGTAAGCACATGTTGTGGCGGCAGGTGGACGGCGATTCTCTGCCGTTGTACGCGGAGTTTCGCGAGCAGCCGATCCCGGTGCTGGTTCCGAGGCGCGATGACAATGGGCATCGCGACGAGCTGTGGCGGTATGTGAAGACCCGGATCTGGCCGGATTATAAGAACTTCCGGGTGATCGAGGGTCACCACGTGGTTGGCCCGTTTAACCGTGCTGAGGCGATCAATACGGCGGCGCACATCGCCGGTAACTGGGATGTCGCGGTTGTCGCTGACGGTGATGCGTGGGTGCCGGAGGAGCAGCTTAAGGCTGCGGTTAAGAAGGCTCGCGAGACTGGCCGGGTGGTGTCGGCGTTCACTGAGCTTTGGTATTTGAACGAGGCTACGACAAGGCAGCTGTTGAGGCACCCGAAGAGGCCCGCAAAGGTTCCGCGGCCCGCTGAGGTTAAGANGGATCACCGGTCGATCTGTATCGTGGTTCCGAGGGTTGTGTTTGAGGCTGTCGGTGGTTTCGACGAGGGTTACCGGAGCTGGGGTGGCGAGGACGACGCGTTTTGGCATGCGGCGACTCTGGCTTCGGGTGAGCCTTTGAGGGTTCCCGGTGCCGCCTACCACTTGTGGCATCCCCCGGCTTCGACGCGCGAAGAGCGCGCTNAGGACCCGCTGTATATCCGCAATTGGNACCGGTGGCTTCGGTTCAGGGAATTGAAGTCGATCGAGGACGTTAAGAGATTCAAATGAAGCTGAGCGTCTCGATTATGGCGCACCCCGTTCGGCAGGAAGCCGCTGAGTACGTCCAGGACAAGCTCGGCGGTAACGCCACGATCGTCTACGACACGAATCCGGTTCCGTCGGCGGATAAGAAGCAGCGTTGGGCTAACGGCCGTCGAGCGTGGGAGGCTGCGGATTCGTCGGCCGACTACCACATGGTGATCCAGGATGATGTGCTGGTCGCCGGGAACCTGATCGCGGGGCTTGAGAAGGCTTTGGACGTGCTGGGGCCTGATGGTCTGGTTTCGGCGTACACGGGTACTGGTAGGCCGGATCAGTTCACTATCCGTCGGAAGTTGCGGGATGCCGCGGCTCGGGGTGAGTCGTGGATTTACACGGGCTCCTTGTATTGGGGTCCGGCGATTATCGCCCCCGTGTACACGATCGAGGACATGTTGGACTGGTCCGAAAGGTACTCGAGTTTGAATAGGCCGCCGCGGTCCAACTATGACTATGCGATCGGTGCTTTCTACAAGTACGAGATGGGGTGGCGGTGTTGGTACACCGCCCCTTCTCTGGTGGATCATCGAGGTTTGCCGTCTTTGGTGGGTCATGACACTGGCCCCGTTCNTAAGGCACATAATTTCCTGGGCGAGGACGGCGACGCTTTGACTGTTGATTGGACTAAGACCCCGAAGGGTGGCTTGGTCCCCTATCTCTGAGGGAACAAGCATGTCTCTGCTCGATAAGGGCAATTTTGATGTTGTCGTGTTCCCGGAAGAGGAATTTGTTGACGCTGACGGGAACAGGCTCACGCGGGCTTCTCAGACTGGGATTCCTGCGAGGGCGATGATTCAGCTCGCTTCTCAGTCCGGTACTAGTGCCAGGCGCTCTGAGCAGGACGAGGAAGGTTTTGAGTCTGAGGAGGTTTACCGGCTTCGGTTTACGCGGGCCGATGATAGGAGGCTGGGGCGGTTGGGTCCTCAGTCGCAGATCGAGTGGAACGGCTACAAGTGGTCGTTGTTCGGTTTTCCGCGGATGTACGCCGGTAGTCCTCGCACCGCTCACTATGACTACATGATTCGTAGGACTTAGCCATGGCGGTGGTTATCTACCCCCGGTGCAATGAGCGAGTTGCTCATCTCCCGGGTGTTAAGGCCGCGGTTTATGCCGAGGCTAAAGAGATCGAGTATCGAGCGAAGGCGTTCTTGGCGGAGCACCGTCGGGAAGGTAATTCGAGGATCGTGCTCGAACGGTCCGGCATCGACGCTTTGGTGTCTCTGGAAGACCCTGGCGACCCGCGTTTCAACAACGCAGTTGCGATCGAGTTCGGCCACTTCCACAACTTCACCGGGGAGTACATCCCTGGTCTTTACATCCTCTCCGCCGCTGCGGGGTTCCTCACATAAGGAGTTTTCGTGGTTGATCGCCGNATGCCGCGAATCCACGAGGTCATTATGCCGGTACTCCGNGAGAAGTTGGAGCCGGACTGGCCCGGTCTCGATGTGACTTCGTGGTTGAAAAACGTCGAACACCGAACGTTCCCCATTCTTCATGTGAGAAGGCTTGGCGGTCTTCCAGTCGACCCTGCTCTTCTGGACAGGCCGGTGGTCGAGTTGACGGCTTATACGAAGGCCGATCTTCCGACTACGGAAAACCTTCTCTTGGATGCTCGCCAGGTGCTCTGGGACATGGTTCGGAATCAAACAGTTACTGAAGCCGGGCATCTCCACTCGTATTTCGAAACTATGGGGCCGACGCAGTTTGATTCCCCTTTCGATGACACGTGGAGAGTTCAAATGCTCGTCCAGCTCGGCCTTAGGCCGAACCGAGATTAGGGAGATTCGCCAAGATGGCGCTGAATGACGACGCTGTTATCAC